ACTCTGTAGCTAACAGCGAAGATTTAATCTTTTCTGTTCCGCAAGCGTTTGAAATAACGCTAGGGTACCCTGGTTTTGAAACCAGGCGCTACAGGTCCACCGCCGTGATGGGTTCTGCTATATTGACCGATAGGTCAATACAGCCGTTGAGCGTCCTGCTCGTGAGACATCCTGTCTCTGGTAGATATACAATTTTGTATGTTTACTACCTTTTTGGGCAATTCCGCCCCGGACTAAATGATGTGTGAAAATGCATTTTTTAGGATCCAACAACCCAAGTGAGCAATATCATGACAACCTGTCCAATCCCTTACTCCCGTACGCGAACTGAGAACTCTCCCGATGAATATGCCGATACTAGGCGTACCATCGATGGAGGACTCGCGCGTGTCACGAATATCCAGACCTTTAGTCGTTATAATACGATTTCAGATGTGGCTACTCCGTGTTATGAGAGTAAGATTAGGAAAGGCGATATAGTTAATAACGGTTGTACGTATTATAGGTCTGAGTTCAAGACAGTAGGCAGCGGTGAAGTCAAGTTTGACTTCGCGGGGTCTAGCTACCATTATTTTGATGGTTGCATGACTACCGCATTCACTGCTGTACTGCCTGGTCCTCACTCACGTGTTACCAACCCTCATCCACATGTGGATGTGGCAACTGCGCGTCTTCGCGCACTTGCCGATGTTGATAGCACGCCCTATGCTATGATAGAAGATATAGGTGAGCTTGAAGAGACTTATAGTCTCTTAGCCGACCCGCTTGGTTCTCTTGAAGAACTCTCCGATTCATTTCGGAAGGAAGTTCAACGCAGACGCCGTTTGCGGAAGTGGTCCCGTGCCAAGGCAATTGCCTCAGTATGGATAACCTATCGGTTTGCTTTCCTACCTCTTATGCTATCGCTCTATGCGATAGTAGAGTCTATCTATAAGCCTCAGTACCAACCACCCCCCCGTCGTACAGGTCGCGGCTTCCATCAAGGAAGTGACGACTTTGACGAAGATGTCCATTCTGGCTCATACACCACTAATCGTGGGTATGTGCGGAAATGGTCCACCAGGGCAGGCGTGTGTTACCAGGTTTCTAACCCGGTATTTGGTTGGAGGCATACGTACGGATTAAGAGCAAAAGATATACCCGTCGGGATATGGCAATTAGTGCCACTATCCTTTATGATTGACCGACTCATTGATGTCAGTTCGTCATTGCGAGGTATATTTAATTTACTCGATCCAGAAATAAGCATGCTCTATTCTTTTGATAGTCTAAAATTCGAAAACATTAGTTATCGATCTATCATTGGAACTGACCATGTCAACTCATCGGTAATACCCGACCGTGAAGAATATAAGGATTTTCATTATATTCGGACAGTTTGGCCTATTACCTTCTTCGATGTGGTTCCACCTGTAAACTTCTCAGGTTTGATCTCATCATCTCAAAGAGTCGCGGATCTTGTCGCTCTGATTATTCAGAACCTCAATGGATCCCGTTCTTAACTTATGGTATAATATTATGACTATAAAAGCAGGCCAGATAAAAACTGGCGCCACCGATAAGGTTTCAAAAACCACCGGTACTACTACTACTCCTACGTTTATGGGGGACTCGCTAACTTCAGCTATTCTGAATATCCTTGGCACGTCTTTTAAAGACACGATCAAAATGATATTCACAAAGCGTGAAGCGAAGCCTTCCTCATCGTCTCCAGATGGACACTCGCAACGACGTGGCTCTGTCACCATACATCAACCCATAGAATCATCTAGTGGGGAGATTGTGATGAACACAGCTCGTATTACGATCAGTCGATCTATTGACTCAACAACTGCACAAACGACAGAACTTCTGTCTCTTGCTGCACAAGTTATTGATGACGCGGATTATGAAGAATTCTGGCACAGCTTATCGCTGAACTAGAACCTTCTTAAATAATTAACCTTTACATGGAGCAACTCCTATGAAAGATTATAAAGTAGTAAAAACTCATCCCGTGTCCAACCTGGACGCGGAAACAGTTGGCTGTGTTGCAACCACAATACGTCAGCTACTCGTTAACGACCTTAAGGATCATCCGTCACGGATGTACCCTAAAGACATTTCGACATTTTTTATTGATTCCCAGAATCGCGACCTCTTAAAAAAGTTCGCTAATGATGGGGGGAATGATGAAACGCGTCGGCAACTTGCCTACGATAAGTTTCTTCAGACCAATGAACATATGAGTAAATATACAGGACTTTCATTTCCTGAAACTCCTCATAGGTTCGGGGATCTCTCTGACATCGACAAAATGCTCTTGCGAGCACGAAGCCTTTGTCATGAGATTATGACCCCAATCGAAGAAGATGAATTTATCCTAAGCTGTGGAAACAGCTCGGGTGTGTCTATTGGTGTACCTTTCGCAGATACATCAAATGAACGTAAATTCACTTTTCCGATATCAATAAGTCAAAATGCTCTTCCTCTTTTTAGATGGTACATGAGCAAGGATCCCTCCTTGGCTCAGGCAATTGAAATTTTCAACGGCCAGCACACTGTGTGCAAAGTATTTTCTATTGAAGAGTCGTCGCGAGCTACAACCGTCCCAAAAACAAATAAGATTGATCGCATGATAGCCATTGAACCCACTGGAAATATGTTTCTCCAGCAAGGTTTTATGAAAGTCATGTACGATCGTCTAAA